TTCCTTCTTGTTTTCCTGCAACGCTGAATGGTTGGCATGGGAATCCTCCAGTAATGACATCTGCTTCAAATTCTTCTCCTTTGACATCTCTTATATCTCCTTCTATTGGAACATCAGGAAAATTTTTTTGTAAAACTTTCTGACAAAATTTATCAAACTCTACAAACTTTACTGTATCAAATATACCAGTAGAGTGAAGACCCAAACTAAAACCACCAATACCACTAAATAAATCTAATACTTTGAGTTTATTGTTCAACTCTGTCTCTCATTTTAAGAAATTTTAATTTTGCAATTTTCAACATTCGATCAAATAATGACTCTGATTTAACTGAATGTATTTTATTTCTAAGCTCTCCATTAACGTATAAAGTTACATTGTTGTTTTCAAGATCTAATTCTATGGTAAAAAATTCTTTACCCTTTATTTTTTTTAGATCCATCTCCAGCTCCATTTATAAGCTTTGTTCGATATGCTGCGTTAGGTATTTTTAATTTTCTAGCTTGATGATCTACATAGTCACTAAGTATTTTAGAAATCATAGCACCGGGTGCTCTAAATTTATCTTTGCAAAGTCCCCTTAATAGATCATAATCATATTTTTTTATTGCAACTGATTTCCATTTGTTAATATCCATCTTTGACCTCCATGTCTTCTGTTAATACTAATGGTGATTCTACTAAACCTAAAGCATCTTTCAGTCTTTTATTTTCAGCTGTAAGTTTATCTAAATTTTTTTGAAGAGTATCCATATTTTTTAATAAACCTTTTATAGTTTCTCCAAGTCTATCTAATGCATTTTCTAAATCAACATCACCTTCAGGTTTTACTCCTATTGGTGGATGCACACTTGAACTAGCCGTTGGTGGTAATGTTATACTACTAGTGGTAAATTTAATTGTTTTCTTTATCGACATTTTTATCCTCCTCTGTTGGTTCGTTTAATCGACACTCTAGTTCATCCTCAACTAAATATGTAGCAATAGTTTTATTAAATGGATAATGTTTTCTACCTAAACCATCTATAAAGTGTATAGCTGCTATAGAATCTACATACATATCCATATGAAGTGAATCCTCAATAGGACTACCATCAAAATCATGTGAGGGAATCAACCCCAATTGTTCATCGACCTCAGAAGTGATACTATCTAGTATAAGACTTTTACTTTTTTTGTTTTTCATTAAATCTTAATTATATGGGATAATGGTAAATGTCAATTAAATTATGAAATATATTTTATCAATAACCCTATGCTCAATGCTTGAAACTGTATGTATTCCTCCACATACTTTTGACACTCAGTATATAGATTTATACAGTTGTCAGATAGAAGGATACAAAAAATCTATTGAAAAAATAGAAGAAATTGGTAACGATAAGGTCAACGAGTTTAAAATTTATACAACTTTTGCATGTAAACCCTTAGAATCTGCATGATAATAAAATTTATATTATTAGGAAGTATATGTTGGAATTTTCATGATATTGGAACTCAATGCACTCAATATTTAGTAGATGATATAAAAGATAGTCAAACATGCAGAGAAAAAGCAATTAATGTAGGCAGATCTCAAAAATTAAAAATCGAAGAATTAGGTGGTTTCATGGATCATTATGATGTGCATTGTATGGCTATAAATTCTGAGGGTTATGATATTGACCATTCCTTTACAATATCTTATAATATCTTATGACGGCTTATCGTATAAGAGCTAGTATGGGAGGGCAGCAATTAGACCATGTTGTTGAAGCTGCAGACTGCACTGAAGCGATATTAAATTTGTCAGAACAAGTGGACCAAGGTAAGGTTGAGATAATCGAAGATGGTTTCACCGGCAATACTAGGGTTCACATAACTTATGAGGAACTATATGAGTCCGAAAAAAATAGAGCTGTTAACAGAGTTAAAGCAGCTTGAAACAAACTGGACAACTGATTTTTTAACAAATGGTGGTTGTACAGTTGATATGTTAAAACTTGAAAGAGATATTCGATCAAAAAGAAATCAGATCAAATATCAAGATGTACAAGAAAATTTAGCTGTTGCTAGTTAATTTTTCTTAAGTTTTAAAAAAGGAAACTTTTTACTTAGGGCTTCTGTCGGCTTTTTAAACTCATAATGATTTATTATATCTAATAATTTTTTTCTTTTACTTACAGAATAAGGTAAAAATAATTTAGAAAGATACAAAGCTTTTTGATGAGAACATCTCCATCTCCATTGTTCTTTTTTATTTAATGAACCTTTTGCAATACCTTTAAAATGTATAGTACCGACATTTACAATATCATAAAAATTTTTTATACAATCTAAATCAGTCATTGCTATCTCCATACCTATATTCCACTTTAAATATATTTTACCGTTTGGTTTCCTAACCTTATATTGTGCATAATTAATGTTTCCCTCACCATCAAATAGACCTGCTGCATAAGCAATTAAATCTTTATTATCATGTGGTAAATTTTTATTTTGCATCTCCCCAACTTTCCCCTAGCCCATAATCAACTACACTTGGAACTTTAAACTCAATAGCTTTTTGCATTATTTTTTGAATTTCTTTTGCGTGTTCGTCATCTTTTATATTAAAACATAATTCATCATGAATTTGTAACATAGGTAAGTGACCTGAAGTATAACAGTCCAACATAGATTGTTTAGTTTGATCTGCTGAGGATCCCTGAATTAATCTATTTAATGCTTTGTATGTATAAGCTCTTTTAATATTATCTTTTCCATATTTAGCAACTGCATCTTCATATTTTTCTGCTATATGTAAACCAAAATCTCTTGTTTCCCATAAATCAAATCTACACTTCCTACCTTTTTTAGTTCTTATCACACCTTTTTCATCAGCTGCATATTTACATCTATCAGATAGTTTTTTAACAAACGGAACTTTTTTGTTATATTTAATTATTAATTCATCTGCCTCATCTTTTGATACACCAAGAGAAATTGCTAATTTATTTTTTCCCATACCATACATTAAACCTAAACCTATAGTCTTTGCTTGAGTTCTTTCAATACCCACAAGATCAGCTACAGTTTGATGAAAATCTGCACTTGCATTCTGATAAGCTTCTACTAATTCATTTGACCCTTCATAACCGTCTCCAATAGATGCTGCATAATGCACTGTCATTCTTGGTTCTTGTTGTGAATAATCGAAGCTTCCCCACTTATAACCTTCTTCAGGTATAAACAAACTTCTTATTTTGGGACCAAAATCTTTATTTCTAGCAGGTACTTGTTGAAGATTTGGATTAGACATCGATAGTCTTCCTGAAACGGTACCACCATTATCTCCCCTTAATTGATTTATCTCTCCATGAATTCTGCCGTTAACCTGGTACTTCATAATAGAAGATAAAAAAGTTCCATGAAATTTATTTATCTCCCTTGCACTAACAATAAGTTGTGCTATTTTGTTTTTATTATTAATCAACCAATTTTGTGTAAAGGAAGGTTCTTTTGTTTTTTCGGTTCGCGGGTAATCTAACTTCAGTTTGTCAAAAGCTTTGGCAATCTGGCGTGATGCCCAAATGTCTACTTCTATTCCTGATTCTTTTTTTATGGCCTTTAATATTTCTTTTTCTTGGATCTTCATTTCTTTTTGTAGTTCTGCAGCTTTTTCCACTTGCACTCTCACACCTCGTTGACGCATTTTTATTAACATCGGAAGCAGTTGCTGCTCCATTTCCCAAACAGTAGTTAGACTTTGTGTTGCAATTTCCTGTTTAAATCTTTGCCATAGTTTTAATGTAAGCTCTGCATCTTGTTCTGCATAGTAACCTACATGTTCTGCTGGTAGTTTCCACATTTCTGCTTTAGGATCTATACCATGAGCTGCTGCAGCCTCTCTTAATTCTGTCTCTGCTTTAATTTCATTTAAATAATCTACTGATAAGGCATTTAGAGAATAAGAAAATCTATTTTCGTCTATAAGTGCTGCTGCAATCATTGTATCTACTATGGGACCGTTAACCGTGAAACCTGATGCTTCTAACCAACCTACATCATATTGAGCATTGTGAAAAATTTTAGTTGAAGGTAAAGCACATACATCTTTCATATATTTTTTTACTTGTTCAGGTATCATATTTCCACCACCCAAATGACCAAATGGAAAATAACCTTTCCAACCCTCTACCGCTACTGCAAAACCTACAATTTCTCCTTTGCCTAAAGCCCAACCAGCTCCTAGTTTTTGATTTAAACCTTCATCTCTAGTTTCTAGATCAATAGCAATTTCTTTAAACTGTGATAAATCTTTGTATTCAATTGGTGTATTCCACATGGATTTTTTAAATGTTAATGTTAGCTGCAATCCATTACTCATTTAGATTCCTGAAGCATTATTCTTACTATTGTTGTCCCCGGGTTTATATCGTAATCTTTTATGCACCCTGTCAATAAACTGCTTAACAGCACAATCACCACAATAATAAATTTTGTTTTCAATAATGACTGCATTTTTTTCACATAAAGTACATTTAATTTTTATCTTTTCTCCCATCTCTTCTTTCTTTAAGATATTGTATTTCTAAATCACAATAATGTTTAATTTTTTCTAAGTCTTGTATAGGGTCTCCCTTTAAAAGATATCTACATATATATTTAATAATATTAGACTGTAATGGGTTTAAATTATTTTTTCTTATAAAAGTCCAAGGTTGAATCACAAATTTTTTATAGTGAGATCCTCCAACTTGTTTGCCATCAGGAAATACTTCGTCAAACATATTTTTATTTGTCATTTTTCTCCTGCACATAAATTAAATAATCTTGTCCAATTGGATAATTAAACTTATAATCAGATCTTAACAAATGTAAAGTTTTTCTTGCTCTAGTTGCACCTGTATACCAAACCTTACGTTCGTCACTTTTTTCTTGATTATTTTTATTTCCAAAATCAGATGGATAATTACCCTTACCATACAATACAACGTGATTCGCTTCTCCACCTTTTACTGAGTGTATTGTATCTATAGTAATTAATGGATCTTTATCTAATTCTTTTTGACCATATCTCCTTAGCAATCTAATAAAGTGCCTTACTTGCCTTGGTTTAAAATTTCTTCTTAATATCCAATACCAAGGTTTATTTTTTTCTGTATTGTCTAATGTTAAACCACACCATTCTTTTAACGCTTGAAAATCATACTCTTTGAAATCAGGTTCAGCTCTCCAAAATTTATCTAATCTATATGCCGGGTCTTCTAGTTCTCTTATGTGTTTATACATATTACGTGCAGCCTTCTTATCTATTTTTTTTCCATTAGATATAGCAGTCCAAGCTTTAATAGACTCCCATTGCTTTTGATCAAAACATTTTGTGCCTTTATTGTCTTTAAAATATAATCCTGCATCTTTTGCTAACATTCTTAATTGATTTACAGTTTCATTTATTCTTCCAAGAATGTACCAATCTTCATCAAATTTCTCAAAAGGTATTTCTTTAAATGATAAATAAGCTTTAACTAAACCTTTTGTACCCCCAGCTAAATATTCTTTTTCTTCACTATCACTTATACCTCTTCGAATAATTTGAGAAAATCTATGTATTGCTTCTCCAAATCTGCGAGTTCTTCTTAACTTTACTTTTCTACCTGGAAAAAATTTTGTAAAATATTTTGGATCAGCCCCATTCCATTTATATATTGCTTGATCATCGTCTCCTGCTAAATAAATTCTTTTAACTTTCGGAGCCATTTTGTAAATGACTGACCATTGTAAAGGTGTGCAATCTTGAGCTTCATCTAAAATTAAAACTTTTAGAGAGGGAAAATCTATTTCTTTAATTGCCCTTTCGATCATGTCATCAAAATCTATAAACGATCTCTCTCCTCCCCCAGTCTTATAGTGTTCATAAGTGCTAATCTTTCTTAGAAACACAGTAAGAGAATCTCTTTTATAGCTTTCTTGTTTGTAAGCTTCTTCAGGAGTAATTAGTAAATTTCTTGCTTTACTATAAACACCAAGTGACCAATCTTTGTACATGAAGTTATCATCTGCTAATCTTTTATCGCTTGTTTTAATAACTTTTGTTTGAAGTGCAAAATCAATTGTGCAATCTTTTGGATCAAATACTTCTTCAGGAAAATATCTTCTGCAATAAGTATGCAAAGTTTTAAATCTAGAAAAGTCGTCTGCATTATATTGTGGAAAAGATTCTAGAGCTCTTGATACTGCAGTATTTACAGCTTTGTTTGTAAAAGACAAATATGCAATCTCATTTGGCCTAATGCCTTTTCTCAGGTAACCTTTTAAAACTTTTTCTATTAACGTATATGTTTTACCAGTGCCTGGAGGACCAAAGATCTTTATGGTTTTGTGGTAAAGATCTTTTAATATCTTTACCTCTTGAGCCTTATCCATTATTAATAACCACTATCATTAATGGCCTTAGATAGCCACACTTAGGTTCCTCATTGTCATCTGAAAACATTTTGTATCCAATGCCAGATTTTGATCTTGGTAAAAATCTTATTTGAACATTTGGTTTGTTATAAAGATAGTCGTGAAAATATCCTGAGTTTGTAGAGGCAGGTAACAGAAAAACAGACAAACATTTGCTATTAAGAGCTTTTTTAATAAATTTCGGAATATTAATATCATACATCGGGTGACAATAAACAATTTCACCATCCCAATTTTTTTCTAAAGCTGAATTATCTTTAGTCCAATATTTAGGAACTAGATGATTTTTATCTGAAGCACAAGCATCCACTGTAAAATTAAATTCTTTATTTAAGTTTTCCCATATTTCTTTAGGAGTTCTAATCCATTTCATTTCTAAATTTTTATTTTTTGTTGTTATGCTAAAAGAACTCATGTTTTAAATTTTCCTGTGTGGAATTCGTCATCCATCTCCGATACTGCTTTAGCCTGTTTTGGTTTAGTTGCTTTTTTATAATCTACAAATTTTGGCATCTCTACTGACCATACATTTTTTACTCCCTCATGGTAATCTATTCGTTCACAACCTAATAAGTGCATAGCCTCTGCTGCACTTTTAAATGTTTTATCATTACCTAAAAACTTTTCAAAAGTTATTTTTTTAAAATAACATACATTTGTTTTCGAATCCAATACAACATAATTATCTTGTAATTTATCAAAGTCATCTTCCTCTATGTGGCTCTCAAAAAACTTTTTAAGAAAGCTATATTTTTCTTCTCCTAGTGTATCCTCAAATTTCATTTTTTCATTTTCTACTGCCTGTTTTACTATTGTAGACATAAGCATTTCAAAAGGAGATGGGCCTGATCTTGGTTTAGGCAAAGTAATCCAATAAATACCATACCTTAATAATTTCACTCTAAAAGACTTTTCATCTTTCATATCTT